TAATACCTCCGTTTTTAACCGTTACTTCACCTGCTGCTGATACAGCAAAATTAGTAGGACTGAATGAAGCAATACCTACTACAGTTGTAGAAGCTAAATCAATATTATTTTGAACAGTAGTCCAATCTGCCAATGATGTTGGTGTATTAGATTCAGCAATAAGTAAATCACCTACTCTAACTTGTTCTGAAAAGAACGTACCATCTACAGTTACAGTATATGTAAAACCTTTATTGATTGTTCCTGTTGGAACTGAATCAAGATTTGGTGTATTTGTAGCAGCATTATAACCACCTTGATAGATTAATGCTCCTGAACCTGCAACAGATGCATCTACATAATTCTTAGTTGCAGCGTCTTGTGCTGCTGTTGGATCAACTACATTAGTTAACTTGTGAGTATTGATGCTCAGATCAGTTGTAGGAGCTCCTAATACGTTTAATGGTATATTGCCAACTGTAGTTCTTTTTACGGCTCCTGATGCACTAACATCACCTAACAATAATGTATCACTTGTTTGTACTACACCACTCATAGCTGTTGCATCTGCAATAATCCCTGATGCTGTATAATCTATTAAGATTGTAGGATTAACAGTTGATGTTCCAGTTTGAGTTAATCCTGCCCCTGCAGTTACACTTGTTACTGTACCTATTGTTGTATCATTACCTGTTACTGTAAGAGTATTTCCACTTCTAGTTACAAGAATATGTCCAGCACCTTGGATGATTACATCATCCGTAGTTGAATCTGAACCTGATAATCTTACACCAGCCGTTCCATTAGATGAACCAACACCTGAAAGATCATACGTTGTATCACCATCTGCTCCAGTTTGAAAATCCACCCATGCACCATTTGCATATAGTTTTAATTTATCCGTTACCGTATTAAAATATATCCTTCCTTCTGCACCTGTTGGATCAGTTGCTAAGTTGTCTATAACAACCTTTTTTAATTCATTGCTGTTTAAGTCAATGTTTCCTACTACGTTTATTCCTGATAGATATTGTATCATTATATTATATTATTTATTGTTTATTTATTGTTTATTTATTTAATTTAAGAAAGCACATCCAGAAAAAGGTATGCTAAATGTTACTTGTATTACGTTGCTATTCATATAATCTACTTGGCCAGTAACTATCTGATTGTTTCCATCTACAATTGTAACAGATGGAAATTTACCTAAGTTATGTGTAATTGTAACCACCTGTAATGGTGAGTTAAAGCAATGTGTATAAGTACTTCCTCCATTTATTAGAGAATCTAATTCTATTATTGTACATACATTACTTGGCGATGTAGGGCAAGACGCACTTGCTGCATCATTTACAGTTGCCAATGGCTCTATAAATACACCTGCTACATTTGTACCAATCACTGTTTTGTTACTTGAACTATGCTTCCATTCTGATATAAAATGTGAAGCAACAGAGTCCTCATAGTTAACAAAACAACATGGTGTAATCCCAAATTTAATTTCTCTAAATACAGTAAAAGCTTGTTGGGCAAACTCTTTCTCAATACCAACTCTTTTATTTAAAGCTAATTCTGATGTATATACACTATTGGATCTTTTTGCTATAGCCATTTTAGTTATTTCTTAAATCTTTAATTTGTTGCTTTGCCAATTCTAAGTTTAAATTGCTCGGTTCTGGTTGTGCAGCTAAACCTTTTGCATTATTATAAGCATTTACACATGTTTTATGTATAATCACACCATTTCCAACACTGTGTTTTTGACAACCACATGTGAAAGGTTTATTGCATTGAGAACAATTCATATTTTTAGTTTTAAATTATGTATGGATTACTACCTCCGCAGTTACCTGAAGGGCAGTGTATTTTTCCTAATCTTTGTTTTGCGTATGTATAAAGTTGCATACCTTGTGCTGCTGATTGGCAGTACTCAACATTAGCAACTGCAGCATCAATAAGAGTTCTAATAAAATTTAACTCATTTAATAAATCCTGTTTAGTTGTTTCTGGCTGGCATGCTTGAACATTTAAATCACATAATGCTTGATAATAGCTTGTAAGTAAAGTAGTTACTCTTAAATGATTATACTCTACAAAAACTTTACTATTAGGTGATACACTATATCTAATAATGTAGATACCATCTGGTAGTGCTTGTTGCACTGAACCACATTCCGTTTTTTGTAAAGCAAGTGTACATGCTGTCAAGCACATATCAAAATCTTTATCAACTTTTATTAAAACAGGAACAGAATAACCCGGAAGAGTTATTAATAATTCCTCACAATCTACTGCTAAACCTGCAGCATATTGACTTGTATCTTTAATACATAATAATTCACAGTTTGATACTGTGGGTGTTTCTAAACTTAATATATGTTTATCTGCCATGACTTAATGCTTTATTGCTCTATATAGACAATATACAAAAAAAACCAGAATATATAAAATAAAAAGAGCAGGAAGTTTAACCCCTGCTCTAATTTATTTAAAAACTTATGCTTTTATAAAAACATTTGCTTATAGAATAGTTTCTACAGCGATGTTATTTCCAGCAGCATTTGCTAATGTTACTAATTTTAATACAATTGCATCAACAGCAGTTTTTGCAGCTGTATCAGTATCTTTAACAAAAATTTGGTAAACATATTGATCATTGTCAAAAGTACTTGATGGGTTGTTAAATCTTGGAACAACGTGTTGTACATAGTATGCTTTATAAGTAGCATTTCTATCTACTGCACCAACTAATTCATCAGACATTTCAATTTCTCTAATTCTAGCACTGTCAGCATTTCCTTGGTTATAAGGAGATTGACGGTATCTTTCAGATAAAATTAAAGCTCTAATTACTTCTTCACCTTGTGTTTGCTCCATTGAACCTGGAGTTCTTGTAGCAGTACCACAATCGTTACATGGATTACCAGTTTCATCTAAAACAGTTGCAATAATTTCAACTGGTTCAGCGTTAAAGTGATCTCTAGTATCAAATGAACAGTTACCAAATTTAGTATCTACATAAGCACCAACCCAAGTTATAGTTGCGCTAACAGTAGCAGCAGCAGCATTTGGAGTTAATGAAGCAACATAGTTACCAGAAGCAGCAGTTCCCATTGCTTGTGCAACAGTGTATACGCTTTGAACAACTTGTCCAGCAGCATCTGTAACAGATACGATTAAACCACCTTCAGATACAGTATCAATAGTGATAGTACCAGCGGCACCACCTGATTGTACAACAGTAATTACATCTCCTGCAGCATATCCAGTTCCTACATTAGCAATAGAATATGTTAATATTTCACCTGCACCATCAACAGTAAGGATGTTTATTAAAACACCAGAACCTCCAGCTGGAGCAACAGTAGTAGTTAAGTCTGAAGCAACAGCATAACCTGTTCCTGCAGCAAGTATAGTACTTGTAGCAACACCATTAAGATCTGCTTCAGCAACAAATGGTTTGATTAATGGATTAGCTAATGTCATGTTTGCCATAGTAGCTAACACTAATGCTGGATCCAAGTATTCTTGATCATCAACACAACAAATGTTTGCAGAATCACCAATTGCATAAGCATTGTGATTTAAGAAACGTAATGCTGGAGAACCTTTAACATCCATTCTCATGAATTGTGTAGTTCCACATGGAGTACATTCAGCACCTAACGATAACGTTGCAGTTGCTTGTACAGCAGCTAATGCTTCAACTTCCCAAACTCTTGAGATATATTTTGGATTAATTCCTTTAGATTTTACTGACTCTTGGTATCCTCCATGTCCTGGGTTGTTTCCAATAGTATCTTTTGTGTAAAAACTACCTTGTACTAAATAAGCTAAAGAGTTAGCAGGTACAGTTCCACCTGGAACAGCAATTGTCTTCCAGTTTGAATCTACTACTAATCCTAATTTTCCTGCAGTTAATGCTGCAGTTGAAACATTACCAGTTACTTCACCTGATGATGCTACAAACGTTTTAAAAAACGCATTATTAAAATATGCCATAATTTATAATTTGTGTGGAGACCATTACCCCCACGGGTTATATATAATGATTTAAACAGTTTACTCTGCGTGTAACATTATTGTTACGTTATCAATATACACAATAAATTGCTAATACTGAAATTTAATTATTTCTTTCTGCTGATGCCTGTCCTCTTTGCTGCTGATACATACTTTCTATATCACCTGCAATTAAAGATACAGTATCGTCTAACATTAACTCTACAACATCATCCTTAAACTCACAAGGAATATCTACTGTAGATACAGCTCCTGTATACGGATCAGTACAGTTTAGAACTTCAATGTATACTGGCTTTCTATAATAAGTTAATACTGGATTAACTATAGAGAAGTCAACATTTCTGTATATTCTAATTGTATTGTTTAACATTGTACAGAATGTTTCCCCCCACTCAAAGTCCGGATTTTTCAACGGATCTCTGAGTATTAGTGGAACATTTGCTTCTTCTGATAAATAAACCATCATAGTTCTAGCAGGACAACATTCAGATTTTGCATCTGTACTAACACGTTTATATTCCAAGTATGTATCTACCGGAAAATTGTTAGTTTCAAAATACGTATCTGTTGATGTACCTGTTAAAGATAATTCAATCAGTAAAGGTTGTAAATCATCAATTCTTCTTTTTGACAACTCATCACCTTCTTTGTACATATTACCCCCATGTAGATTTCTTCTACACCATTCAAGTTGAGTCTTATTAAATGCTTCAACAAATTGCCAGCATTCTATATTATCATAATCCTGGCTATCAAGTTTATTCAATCTCTGTTTTAACTTAATTAAAAGGGTATTGTTATTCATTTTTTATATTTTTATGATGCCCAGTAAGGTTCAACTTTATCTAAAATAGCCATCAACGTTTCTTCATTTTCAGGATTCTTCATGAACTCTAAACATTCTGAAGGAGTCTTTCCAAGTCTAACACCGCTATCAATTGGTTCAATCCAACCTCCTGCTTTAGTTGTAATGAATCTATAGTATAAAGCATCTTTTATAAGAGCTCTTATTTTTAATTCTTCCATGTCTAATTGAGATGCTTCTAAAAACTGACTTGCAGCTCTTTTCTTTGAAGACTCAGTACCAAACCCATTAATATAATTATCCATATTTTCATATAAGATATCATTAGGTGTAGACTTAACATATTGTACACTATCTGTATCACAGATTTTAGCAACATACATTAATTTAGTTACATTTGAATCATATAGTTTTTGTAACTGAACTAATGATTTATTTTTTAATTTACTTAATTCTGTTCTTGTACTTAAACTTTCTTCTACAGTATCTAAAAAGAATTTAGGTGGATTATTTGACTCCTTTGCTGATCTTAATGATTTAGCAACAATAGAGAACCCTCCTGCATTAATAGCATGCAATTTAATTAAGTCATAAGGATCTTTATCTGGATCTAAAAATACAGGATCATTACCACATCTTAAACTTATTCTATCCCAGAACTTAGAATTATCTGGCTTCATGATAGTTAATTTGTTCCAAAACTCTTTATCACTTGGATCAACTACATTAGCTGCTAATTCAGCTTCTAATTGTGAAACTACTTTTCTAATTTCAGCAATCTTTGCTTTCTTTTTCTCTTTAGAAAGCATCTTTACTTCAGGAGCAAACTCATTTAGTCCTGTTACGTACCTTTTAACACCGTTCATTTCTAAACATGCTAAACTTTCTTCATGAAACACTCCATCATGTAAAGATAATCCATATGACTCTAAGCCCATGTTCTCTTTTCCTGAAGTGAAATAAGGGCGCACTGCAATAGTTGCACTTTTTCCTTGTTGATACTTTTCTACAATTGTGTAATCGCTCATTGTTTTTTTGGTTTTTAAAATTAATAACTCTGCTTAATCAAAGGTACATATTTTTATGAAGTATGTACAGTTTATATATTAATAATTTCTAAAGCAAGATTTTACTCTTGCTGAAGTTTTTGATTATACATCAATAACAATTTTTAAAAGATTAAAAAAAGGGGAGGTTTGATCCTCCCCTGTTTAATTACTTATCCTTAGAATGATCCTCCAGTGATTGGATTTCTCATTACAATTTTAAGAACTTTAGTTGGATCTTTCACCCAGATAGCTGGCATAGTTTGAGTCATCATAACTCTATAACCATTGAAGTTTCCAGTAGAAGCAAACCCTTGAGTTCTTCCCATGTAATCCATAGTACCATTTTGGTAGAACCATTTTAATTGGTTATCCCAAGATAATTTTAATAAATGGATGTTGTCATTTCCTTCGTCAGTAACATCAAAGATGATGAAACTAAATGAACTTAATGGACGACCATCAATTAATGGATTTTCAATATCATTAGTGTTTAAGTTATCAAATGCAGGATTCAATACAAACTTAACGTTAGCTAAGAAAGGAATAGTGAAGCTTGTGTAAGCAAAACCATAATCTAAATCCATACCTGAACCTTTAACAGCTCCAATATCAGATGCATTTTGAACTAATCCAGAACCATATACTTCATCAGCAATAGCTTTATTGATTAATTGCATTCCTGCAATACCTGTTTGTACAACAAGAGATCTTTGAGGATCTGGCCCTTTAAATTCAACCTTACCTTGGTAGAAGTTGTATAATTCAGACTTGAACATATCTAAAGTGAATGAAGACTTATTATAAACTCTTTTGAATGAGTTGTCTAATTGTGCCCATAAACCTACAGATAATCTAATGTCATCCGGTCCATCTTGTTTAATTCTACCACCTTTACCCCACATAAGGTAAGTTTCAATATCAGTAGCAATCTTAGATAAGTGTGCCGCTTCCATGTTTGTGATAAATGTTCTTGTAAGAGATCCGCTTTCAAATGCTTCTTTTGCACCAGCTTTACCCATGTTTGCAACTAAACCTTCAATACTTGCTACTGATGGGTTATTTGCGTCTGTGTTAAAGTTTCTCCAGATCTCAGTAACAGGTACAGTACCATCAGCGTTTAAACCACCTTTGATCATTAAATCTGCTCTTGAAGAGATTGAATAGTGAACGTGTGCTTCTGCTCCACCTACAAAGTTGTAGAATTCACGGAAACCAGAACCTGTTTCAATATCAGAGAATCTTTCTCCGTACTCACCTCTTGCAGAACCTTTTCTGAAGAATTTTGTACCTTTAGCTAAATACTTATTTTCTAAGATTGCTAAGTTGTTGTTATTTACTAATTGAACTGTGTAGATAAAACCGTCACCAGCTGGGATGATATCATCTGCTGTAATGTAAAGTTCTAATCCATTGTATTTATCATAAGTGATAATATCACCATGACCAAATGTTCTTTTAGAAATTTTAATTTTAAATGTAGTACCATCTACACCTTTATTATCGTTTGCAGGCTCAATGTCTGCAATGATATATGGAAGATCTTGTGCAATTGGCGTTTGCCATTTGTACTCACCACGGGCATTATCTACCATGATTGTGTTCTTTCCACCGAATGATGCCATTTGATATAAAGGCATTTCTACCTTTTGGGTCATTGCCCATAAATCAACTGGTCCCATATCCATAGGTTCCGAAGAACCTAACATCTGAGTAAGATGGTAAGAATCAACATGAGAGCTAGCCTTGTAGCTTGTGTCTCTTAAGAAAATTCCATTGTTTAATACTGGAGTGCTCATAATTTACTTGTTTTTGTTTATACTATTTATATTTTTGATTGTTAAATCCTTTTGAAAATATTACCTGATCTCTGTAATTTCTTGCCTGCTGGTTTTCTTTTTGAGCCTTCGTCTTCTTGAATTCCCAATGATGCAGAACTGTTATTGGCAGCTGCGGTTTTTAATTTTCTAACTGTTTTTTCAACACTTTCTTGTGCTCCTTTATCCATGATCTTTGCTTTATATCCTGCTGGATCCTGCAATAACCATAATGCTTCAGAAATTAATGTATAGTTTGGTTCTACAAACTGATACTTTTCTAAAAGATGCCCTAATAAGTTTGTGTTCTTTCCACTAACAGATGGGTAACTTGGTTGCACTAAACCATTATATAACATGGCTTGTGTTTTTCTATCTACTTTTATGTCACCTAAGTTACCTTCTTTAAGGGTCTCATATACATTTGACATATATTGCTTTGATGCATTCTCTTGTTGTTTTCTTTTTAAATCTTGTTCTTCAAGTTTCTTACCAACAATTTTCTCTTGCATCTTATCTAACTTAGGTTTAAACTTAGCAGCTTGCTTTTCTAATTTTCCTAAATCTTTCCAGATTTCTATCTCTTCATCTATTTCATCTGAAGTTCCATAACCTGTAGCACCTAAATATTCTTTAATAATTGTTTCTTGATCTGATTCAGATTTAAGACTAAGTGATTTAGTTTCTTCAACACTACCTAAAGTATTAAATAATCCTTTTAAATCTTGTCCTCCATCTGCTACATATCTAGCAGCAATTTGTAATTCTTCAGGTAAACTTGCAAAAAACTGTTTAGGAGTTTCACGTCTTACTTGATTTCCTCTTTCTTCTAGGTTAGCTTCAATTAATTCTTCCCAATCTTTAGCTGTATAATCATCAAATGATTTATCATCATCAAATGGTACAATTTTATCAGATTTAACTAACTTGTCAAATACATCTGAAATACCAGATATAGATTTTCTACCTCTTTTTCCTGGCTTATCTTCATCTTCTGCAGGTTCTGCATCTAAAGAATCAAGAATGCTATCAGCATTTTCTCCTACTGGTGCATCAACTATAGCATCACCTTCTACACCAGTATCTGATATAGGGTCTTTCTTACTTAAGTCATCAACACCATCTTCATCATGATCTGAAAATGAAAAATCTGCTTTCTCATTTAAACCTGATAAAATATTTTTTTTACTTGCAGTTTCATCAGGTAATGTCATATCACCTCCACTTGGAGCTCCGTTAAAGATCTCATCTAAGTTTATATCTAATGTTTCTACCTTGCTATCCACGGTTGTATCGTTTGTATTCATAATATTGTTGGTTTTAATATTTAATTGTGCTTACATATACAATATAATAAAAGTTCTGTAATGATCCATCACATTAAACTTATAATATTTTAACTTTATATAAAGTTTTTAGCAGTATATGGCTAACGTTACTTTTCTTCTACATTATTTTTTAGAAGATTTATCATCATATTTGTTTTTATTTTCTCTTGCAACCTGCAAACTCTTACTAGAAGCGTCTCTTGTTGCTGCTATTTTCTCTCTTTCAACCTGAAGTCTTTCAGATTCCATTGTTCCTTTAACAGCCATCTCATCACGCTTCAGATTAGTTTGTTCTCTATATTGAGAAGTTTCCTTAATATCCTTCATGGCGTCTTTATAGTCAGACTCCTTATTTTGATTTATATCAACTGCAGAACCAAACCCAGCAGCTTTAATTTCTGCTATAGTGATGTTATTTTGTCTATCCTTAGCATTCTCCTGCATTTCAGATTGTAATTTCTGTTGCTCTTCTTGCGCCTTAGCTTGAAGTTGTTGTTCTTGCATTTGACGTTGTTGTTGCATTTCTTGCTCTCTTTGTTGTTCCATTCTTGTTTCAGAATCTCTTAAGATATCTGTTACTTCAGATATAGAATCAGCTTTAACAATATTACCAAGCTCATATATAGATGCTCCCGTAGTATTATTTGTTACTGCCATTTGTTTCAACTGTTCTAAGATTGCTCTATGGTTAGTTTTAGTAGTGGCAAAGACATTAAAATCTCTAAGTAATAGATCAGTTCCATTCATTGTAAAATTAACCTTCTGAGCCTCTGTAGAGATGTATGATAATCTTACACTAGGATTACTACTATTATAATACTGTGCTAAATCAGTTCTCATTTGGTGAACTCTTGGCATCAAGTGATCAGAATGTTGTACAAAGTATATCTCTGTTTGTGCATATGATTGTTGCATAGCATTAACAACACCTGTTGCTGTTTCTGCAGATACTGCACCACCTAAACGTTGAGGGTTAATTCCAATAGAATCAAAACATTCTTGTTTAAAGTGATTTGCTAATGAAATTCTACTCATCAATCTATTAGTCTGCTCCATATTAAGAGTTTGATAATGATTAAAGTTAGTTGCGTTCTCTGTATTAGTTATTGAAGTATCTAAAGGAAGCATAGAAAAATCTTTCATTGCTGTATACGCTTTAGCATAATTGTTCTTCCCCCAATCTTCACCCATAGAGTGACGTGGTAAAGCATTTTGATCAAACATAATTACTGTACCTAATTCATCTATAAGGATGTCAGCAATCTGATTATTAACCATATTGTAACCTACTTGGTATGCCTTCATTAAATCTACTAATGAAGTAGATCTTGTGTTTCTATCTGAATATACTCTTCCTTCCACTGGTAATTTACATCCATATAAAGAATTCTCACCTTTAAATTGGAATGGTAATCTACCTGGCTTTTCTCTATTGATACCTAAGTATATAGGGTTAAGTCCGTTATCTGCAGATGATTGCCATGTAGCAGGTGTGTTTGGTCCTATCTTAACTCCACCCCATGTTTCATTAATCCATATCCATTCAATATGTTCACCTTGTAATAAAGTATCTTTAGATTTGTTCTTGAAAATTGAAGTATCATAAACTGGTTTCTCAGTTACTTTAAATGATTCATCAATGATCTCTTGAGTTACCTCACCATCAAATTCTATCTTAGTTAAATGACCAACTTTTCTTTGAGTCTTCCAATATATTGTAGCAACTCTCATTAAGTTACCATCACCCCACTGCTCTAAGTCTTCACTTTGAGAAAGTATTTGTGATAATATATCCCCACCTCTTGAAGGGTCTGCTGCTAAATTACTTGTGTATTGTCTATATGCTAAACCTGGAGCATTTGTATTCCAGTCATGTGATCTTGTAGCATCATAATAAGAACCATCATTCTGGTAACCATTAACTTGATACTGTGCTGATTTTGCTGGGTATATTCTTTGTAACGATGATAGTTGTTTTTCAGCCATTAAATATCCATACTTATCTACAACATCTGATACAGTCATAAGATCCACCTTACCTACGTAATTTGAATCTGATATATATCTTTGATCTGGAGATTTTTGATAGAATGTTAATACTGGATTCCATAACTCTACATCATAATCATCTTCTAACATTCTAAAATGCCAAAATTCTCTATCTGCAATAAGCATATCTCTGAACCCGCGTTCTTCAAGCTCTTGCATTTTGAATCTTTCCTCATCCACATTTAATTGGTGAGTTGCCCACTCTTCAATACTACTTCTATATGACTTACTAAAATAGTCTTCTATTTCAGGAAGTGTTTTTAAATTATCTGGTGATAGTTGTTGTTGAGCTTCTTCAGAAGCTGGATCCATTCCTGCTTCAATCATTTTCTCAATCATACTTCTTTCAGCATCAGCTAATAAAGACTCTTCAATTTGAGTAGACTTTTGTTCAAGCATTTCATTATAAGACTTATCATCTACAGCTCTAAACTGTATCTTATTATATCTTTTTGTAAACTCACCACTTAATACATTAATTACATTTGGTATAATAGGATAAAATTTAAGTTCTAACGCTGAATCATTCTCCTTTGTTAAAACATCCATAAGATCTTTGTAATCATTGTCTTCTTCAACAATGTAATCCGACTTATCAATTACACCTTTAGCCAACTTGTAATTTTTCAAAAGCCTTCTTGCATTAGATCTCAAGAATTCTACCCCTTGTGTTTCTAACCAATCTAAATTCCATGCAGCCCAATCATCAGTCTTTTCTGAATAAGGTAAAAACTGTACTGGTTGAGTTAAGCTTGAATATGTTGGACCATCCTTAGCTTTAGCTCCATTTTTTAACTGCATTGCGTTTAACACTCTCATTATGTATTTTATTTAGTTAAATCTATTTGTAATTTTTAAATCCTGACCTACGTGGTCTATTACCATCAGACTTTGATGAACGCCCTATATTTTTAAAGGGGCTATACTTTAATTTACTTATTTTTTCTGAATTCTCCAAGGATTTACCCTCTGATTCACGTCTTTTTGAATATCCTCTATTAGATTGTTGTATTTTAACAAAAGCAATTAAAGCTCCAAACGCAACTAACCTATCAACGTTTAATCCCGGATAGTATGCAAGCATCTCAGTTATAAGCATAGGATCAGGTACTCTTTCAACACCAAATGTCTGATTTGTTACAACACCGTTAACATCAGTTTCCTCATCTATAACCTCTCTTAAGAATTCTATGGCATAAGAAATCAAATGACTCTTAAATAGAGTACCCGTATTCTTCCATCCATATTCTTGATAAACAGTTCTATTAGAACCTAAATCTTTTAAAAATAGTATCTGTTGTTTAGGAACTAAATATCTTTGTTTCTTTCTTGCAATCATATGCTGTATAAATAAAGAAATATTATTCTCCACCAATGTCCATGCATTATACCACTCTATAATCAACTCTAATCTCTCATGTGTTTTATTGATATCATCAAATCTACCACACCATGCTGCTACTATCTTATCTTTCTCAATGAACTGCTCAACATCTCCTGATAGAGTAGTCCTGGTTACTTCAGTTGCATTCTTGTATACAAAAATACTACATAATGAATCAGATGTTGTTGTCTTACCTTCTGATACAGGATCAATTGATGCATAGTATGCACCAAACTGAGGACTCTTAACTGGTCTTTCCCATACTACTATTGTTCCAGTCTTATCTACTTGTTTCTTATCTACTGGGAACTTAGTGATTGGAAGTTTATTTGTTCTCTTTGCAGATATTCCTTTTTCATCCCTATCTAACTCAATAAGTTCATATGGATATTCTTTCTCTTCAATTCTTTTTTTCTGTCTTGATAATATACCCTGTGGGAATATAGATTCTTTTCTATATGCAAAAGCTTCACCAATATTCATTGGCTTTTGAGAAATTCTTAACTGGAATTGTTCTCCATTTAATTCATTCTTCCAACCAGCTCTTTCTTCAATGATTGCTTCCACTGCTTCTTCCACCATTGAATTACCATATGTATCTATGAATGGAGGCATTGACCATTGCTCCGGAATAAACAAACCTGCCATTCCAATAGTACCATCCTTATCCATTAGGTTAGTTTCAACAGAATATATATCATTTGCTTTAGGATTTAAGATCATTTCCTTCAATGGATTACATTGTTGTAAATCACCAACAGATCCTGCTGCAATAAACATCCCTGTAGTCATCATACCTGAAGACATTGCTGGACGTAAGTACTCATATGTATCAGACATCTTTGGTGCAATACCTGCTTCCTCATGGAAGAAGTATGTACACGGACCACCAACACCTGCCGTTGCATTCTTCTCAAAAGAAGCCCCTTGTATTTTAGATTTTAATCCCCTTGCTGTCTTTCTACTATTTATCTTAACTTCAATTTGTTGTTGCCATAGTAATACCTTTTCAGGATTACAAGGTCTATACCATGCTGTATGTTCATTTAAAAATGTCTTATATTCATCTAAGAATTTCCAAGAACCCTTATCATTAATATAATCCTTCAATGATGCACCAATCTTACATATACTTCCCTCTTCAAACCAATAGGTGTTAAGGAGTTTTGCCATATGAAAGTATGAAGATGCTATCTGACGTTTCTTTAGTATTGCTGAATGTTTATTATTTAACTCTGCTAATAATTCATACAATGCCATGTGATACTGAGCATCTCTTACCTTTGCAAAGCCATACTTCTTTTCTTCTTTATCAAAGATTGGTAGGAAGTTTAACCACATGTAATAATCTCTGGTTAAAAAAAAGCTTTTATTACCATCATTATATATGACACCTTCTCTACATTTATTCTTCTGGTCTTCCCAATATGCAGTAAAATCTTTTGATCTAAATGGACTATCACAATAGAAACCTTGTTTATTAAAGCGTTTAGCTTCTTCATTGAATATGTGTGATACAGCTGTAAACCCATAAAGGCCTGGCTCGCTAAATACACTTAGAATGTATGTAACAAAGTCAGACTTATCTATGAATTCAGTAGTCTCCCACACACCATTGTTGTATGTAGGGACCGTTTTATACATTTTCTGTTTCAGTTATAATTGCAAATATATCTCCCTCTTGAATAAGCAAGTGATCTTCACCATCATGCTGCATAGTAGTTGGTAAACAGTGTTCTGTATATTGAACAACATCACCTACTTTAATCTCCTCCACCGATTGTCCTTTTGCTATTACAACTCCCTTGCATTCATTCTTCTGAGCAATCTCAGGTAAAAATAATCCTGATGCAGTTTTTGTTTTACGTTTCTTTTGTTTAATCAATACTTTCTTTCCTGTTGGTGTTACTTTTTCAATCATCTTTTTTGTTTTTGGTTTATTATTAAATATTGGTTCATCCCAGTAGCAAAAATGCCATGAGTCTTTTTCTTTATCATTCATTATAGTTGATCATATGCCAATCCGGCTCCTCCACGTACTGAACTTTCTTGTTCTTGTTTCATATCAGTGAATGTACCCTTATAAGATTGTCTAATTGCATCAAACTTTGCAGCAACATTAATCATAGAGTTTATATTACCGTCTCTACCGTGTTCTATGGCCGTAACTTCCATATATTTAGCTAATCTATCAAGCATAGCTTTAATCCCCACATACGCTCTGTAAGTAGGTGTCTCGTACATCTTCTTACACATTTCTAATGCATATCTAATCTTACCATCTTCAGTAGACTCTTCTAAGCCAACCTCCTCAATGATTATATCTTCCTTTTCATACTCAGGTAAGTTAAAGAATGGATTGAGATCTGGATTAGGACAGCTCATATAAAATATGTACTGATACACTTGCATGTATGTATCTGGATAGTTAGTCATTAATACTTTTAAGAACGGTAATGTGTGACAGTGTTCTGTTGGTATAACTTTATTGTTTTGTATGTCAAATAATCTAACTATCATATTATTGTTTGTCTTTTAACCACATCATAAGAGAAGAAACTTCATCTTTTAAATATGGTAGTTCATATATCTTTACTTCCTTTAAAACAGGTTCACCATTTAGTATTTTACTAATTGGATATCCGTTTGAATCTTCACCCACTGTTTCAAACTTAACATGTTGTATTGTTAACTTACCAATCTTTAATTTGGGGTTATGCTTCTTAATAATATACGCATAAATACTCAATTGTAGATTATAATGCTTGATATTACAGTCATCTAAGTGATTAACAGGCTTATATAATTTATTAGTAATACCTTCCCAATTGGTATAACCCTTTTCTTTAATTTCCTTATTTGTTTTATAATCATGGATGTTAATATACCCATCAACTACTTCAACTAAATCTGCTTGACCACATAAAGCCATAGACTTTAGATATACCATATGTTCTGGATATACACCCTCTTCAAGCTTTTGTTTAGGCGCATATTTCACACCATCTACATCAATATCAGGTTTGATAATTGGTACTTCAGTTCCATTACGCTCAATGGTTTCAAAGTCTAACATATCAGCTTCTCTTTGGTTATGATACCAGTTACCAAGCTTTATTGCGCGCGTTGTTTCATTATCCCAAGCATCAAGTATTTCTTTTTGTGTCATACCATGCCACTTGGAGCGTTTGTTCTTAGAAGACTTCTTTGCTTGACCTTCTCTATCAAACTTAGGTTTGAACATTCCTATAAATGAAGTAACACTAGTCCAATCAATCTTATCTTGATCATTACTTTCATAAATGTGCCCCTCTTCTTTAAATATTATTGCCATGTTAGTTGGTTATTGTAGAATACCAGTATTGATCTTCTTTATTAGTAATTATAAGTGTGTTATATGTATTATATATATAATTTATCTTAATTTCCTTCTCCATCTTTAATTTGTTTATTAATTAAACCCTCAACATCCTCAGATACAATTGCTGGCCAATATCCTTTAGGACATTCAGAAGATAATGATCTTAGCTTGTAGTCTAAACTACATCCACAATCAGAACAACAAGGTTGAGTTCCTGGCGCTAAACAACTAGTTCCTTTAAGATCTAAAAGCGGACACTCAGTACAGACTTGATATCTATCTGTGAATATTGCTTCAATATGATCTCTTTTAAACATATTGTTTTTTATTCCTTCCGTTATCTTGTCTAGATTGTTAAAGGCATCTAAATATTTCTTCCAAGGTTTACTCATTTTTTTTAGTTTTAAAATCTTTTCTTTTTAATATATCAGATTCCATCTGAATCATTGCTGATTCCATTTGAGTTATATTCTCCTGTATGGATTCACTTTTAGCATAACCATTATAGGTTCTTTTTGCAATGTTACCTAATATACTTTTATTCTTCTTTATTCCCAAAGCTAACTTTGCTTTCCTCAACTCAAAGGTACCTATACCCTCAACATTAATTCTTGGAAAAGCCAGTGTGGATAAGCTCTTTCGTAATTTAGAATAATAGAAGCTGATGAAGTCATCCACTACTTGTGGATGAACTCCAACTTCTTCTGCTAATCCTTTCTTAAATTCCTTATGCTTCTTTGGGTTCATTTCCTAAAATTTTATAGTCTAATAATACTACACCAGTTGACTGAACATTTAAGTCAGCATTTAATGTAATGGTTTTCTTAAGACCGTTCTTTTTAACAATCAACCCTTTCTTCTCTGCTTTTGAAATAGCATTTCTTGCAGACTGAGAACTTTTAAATACATTTAGTTCTGTTAATAAAATACAGAATTTAGAAATCTCAATATTTGGGTTCTTAGCTAATGCAGCTAAAAACTTTAAATCAGAATTACTTATTAATATATTTTTAAAGAAGCAAAACGTTAATATTTGATACTTAATAGTTTCATTAAGACCAACTCTCATTTTTAATTCTACTCTATTTACTATTGCCATTATTATAAACTTAATATCATATCAACAAAGTCTGGATCAGGGTAACAATCTGATTTATCTAGTCTTACGTTGGTATGGGTTAATAATCCTTTTACCTTACCTTGTGCAGCTTCCATGTGAAATCCAAATCCTTTAGTTGGACCATGTTTTTGAATGAATTGTTTTAATCCAATTCTAACATCAATACCATCTCTTTCACCAATGTATCTAATCCACTTTTCAGTTTCTTTTAATTGCTTTTCAGAATACTTATGGTATTTTAAATGACCTTTAAACTCTTCCTTTAATTTAAACACCTCTTTAGCAGCTACTTCACTTCCTGTATAAGTTTTATTATCAGATGTTAAGTAACCAAAAGAACACATCTCTAAACCAACAGAATGTCTGTTCATCCATCCGGAATGAGTTCTTCCTAAGTGCCATCCTTGACCACCCTCTGGGAAAGCCTGAACCATTACACCATCATACTTATCTTCCCCATTCCTATGATCTCTGCCGCCTAATACAAATTCAGTGGCAATTCTTCCACGTGTATCTCTACCCCAACTATCTATTGTCTTGTATGGATTATGCCATCCTGCAGTATGGTGTAGAAAAATATATTCATTTTTAATTGGCCCATTGATATACTCATCTTTAGGTAAAAAATACTTATGAATTATTTGATCATAGTTTGTTGTATAATACTGATCTTCTCCATCTGTATCCTCATCAATACCCCAATCATCAGTGTATGGTTTATTAAATAATAATACCCACATTTCACTCTCAACAATTCCAGTAACCGCTAGATTATTAGAAAGTTGATATTTAATAACTGCCTTCTCAGTATCTCTACCGAACATACCATCCTCTTTCAAGTGTAGTTTCTGTTGAAGGTGTTTTACATTGAGACTTTTGTCCCCCCTTTTAATTAACATAGTGATGAGTTTAGATTAAAGTTTAGAGGCTGCAGCTTCCATAGCTTGTTTAAAAGCAACTGCTTCTTCTGAGTCTGGTGCTACACCACCCTCTTTTTGATCAACATGTTGTTGAGCCATAAACATTTGAGCCTGCATTCTCTCTGCTCTAGCCTTTTCAATAGTAGCTAATAACATTTCATACTCAGCTTGAATTTCCAAGTGCTTAATGTTGTCTTTATAAAATGCAGTTATTTCTTCTCTTCTAGCATTAAGCTCTTCCTTAGTAAGTTCCGGTTTCTCATCTAAGATTGGTACTATTTTTTGATCTTTCATATTCTTTATTTAAGTTATTGTTATACAAATATATATATAATTAGTTTAACTAAATAAAGTTTAATCACTTTTTTATGGAATTTTATTTTTTATAAAAAGGTTTATAACGATCTCCAGTTCAATAATATCATGAAACATGATACCCCCTTCAAGTATTTCAATATTCCACGAACCGTTAGAAACGGTATCATTGCAATTGGATATAAATCCAATATTTCCAATCTTATAATAATAATAATAAAATGCATTTGCACCAGATTCCTCCTCTGATACACATTCCTTAACAAATCCTAAATCAATTATCTCTTGTTCTTTCATAACATTACTCCCTCATTATAACATAAATTACATTATCTATACTTTAATCTATCATTCTCCTTCTCCACAAATTCTATTCTTACTTTAATTGAAGCTAGTTCAACACTCATTTCTAATAGACTTCCGTTACATACATCTTTATCTGTCTCTAACTTCTCAACCCTTTGCTTAAGATCTTCTCTGTATATATTCTGTTCAGCAAGGTTCTCTTTATTCTTCAATGCTTTATTACGAATAATAAATTCATAGAACTTCCAGGCTCCTGCTCCACCCAATACTGTTATTGCTGTTATTATTACTGTAATTAAATTCTCATTCATATCTCATTGATTTATTAAGCATTTCACGTTTCAATTTAAATAATATCCAAGCCCACATGAATGCATACCAAAATGTTATTGCTAAGTTTTTAATATCAACTAGTGTTAATGGTTCTGTACCTATCGTTTGATAAATATTAACCACATACCTAATAGTTGCAAATAATGTTAAAATTAAATGATACCCAACAAACCTGGATAACCACTTACTATTATGTAAAAATAAAATCATTCCCACACTACCTATAAGATATGAAAAATAAAGCCAATAGGTATATGGCTGACCTTCCTTAGTCCAATAATCTAATGTAGTCCATAGCACTTGATTATTTAGTATATCACTAACTACCCAAAAAAACAACAACGGTTGAAAGTCAAAGTACAGTAACGTTTCTTTTATTTTTTTAAAATACTTTCTAATCATATACTATTATTTTTTATTTAAACTATTGGGAACATCTCATCAATAATATCCCTTATCTTAGCACAACGCTCATACTCCTCATCATCAATATAGTAATCCAACATTGCCTCCAGCTCATCAAGCTCAGGCCCTTCATCTGGATCATATATCAACAACGTACTAATATCACGCTTAGTATTACTACCCAACAAGTCCTCAAAAGAGATACTCTCTATCAACAACCTATAAGAATTATCAAAGGCCTCCTCAACAAGTAACTCCTCTAACTCCAATTGTTTAATCTCATCCAATGGGTCCATTCCCTCTTCATCATCATTATAATTATCCATAGTCTTTATCATTAGTGAATATACCCACACAACAAATATACGAATTATATATCCAGTAATGACAATTATAAATAACGGGACCCTGAAAATTTTTTATATACCAAAAAATAATGTGTATGGCATAGGTGAGATGTACTATGGTTTTGCTCCCCATCAAATTTTTGAGATAGGGGTACCCCCGTAGGTAGCTTCCTCGTAATTTAATTTAATTTTATCATGAGTGTATTTTTTAGAAAAGTGAACATCAACAGTGCAAGAAACACTGCAACAGTGATAGTATCATCATCACCATTGTCTAACAAGGGAGGAACCTTGGCAGGAATGAAAGTTGCAACACGCACACAGTCTAATATAGTATTTGGAATATTGAGTTTAGTAGACCCAGAAACAAATTCTACTATGAAGGCTGACCATCCAACAATTAAAGCTATTCAAAAGGCTTATAATGTGGGTGATGAATTGGCAGGCTTTAGAATGACAGACAACTTTGTGCTGGACATTGAGACTAAAGAGCCAACTACTTTAGTGTGGGTAGAAGCAGTATAATTAAACAAGAGGGGAGTATAACAACTCCTCTCTTTAATAATCATTTAAATTTAACATTATGACTGTATTAATAAGATTTATCAGTAATAAAGGAATAGAAGGTAATACTAAGCAGTACTCAATATCTACTATGGTAGATAAACAAACTGCTCAAGAAATAGTAAACAGAGACCATTCTATGTTCATAGAAGG